AGCTGTGTTTGCTGGGGTATCCGTTGTCAGGAGGGTGACAGTCTTATCAACCCCGTCAATGGTGAGGTTGAATACATCGTTCACACCAAGAGTGAACACAACGTTGGCACCGGTTAGCGTAACAGCATGGCTCACAAGAGCCGCGGGTGCCGCTGTAGACAAGTTCGTTGTGTACGGGGTGGGCCCTTGGACAAGGGTTCTCCAGGTCTCAGACTGGGTGTAGAACGAGTAAGGAGCTGCCCCCTCATTCGTAAACACAGCATTACGAGCTGCAGCCGTACTGAAGGTGACCGTAATGGTCTCCGATACTGGTGTTCCAGTATCGGCATACATGGCATCTGGGATGAATTCAACCCCACGAGGCCACTGAATAGTCGGGCCACCACTCTTGCCTACAAACCGAACCTGGTACAGGTTCTTGTTCAGGAGGGATGAGAAAACCAGGTACTGTCCCACACCAATTGGTCCTGGAACCTGATTGGTCAAGATGTAGGTGTCGTCTACAATACGATTGTAGTAGAAGGTAGCGAACACCTTCCAGTCCGCCGGGATTGGATCCTTGATGGTAATCTTCCGGTTGGGGCCGTCTACCGCAATGACCTTGGCTGCCGGTCTACCAAGAGCGTCACCAAGAGTTCGACCTACCCTGGCAATAACCAGGTCGGGGCGGTTCGTGATGAGGTCTTGACGACTGTTGGCAACCGCATTGAATGTATTAAGACCCAGAGGTGTGTCTCGGCCGTTACCGGTCGTTGGGACCTCAGGCAGAAGAAATACAGTGCTGCTGACCTGAGCCGGTATTGTAGAGGTGTCGATGAAGTTCGTGCAAGGAACTAAATACAACTTGTCATCGACCAAGGTCGGGATGATCTGAGAGCTATCGAAAGCTTCAGCACCTGGGGTATTGAGGGTTGAGGAAACTGAGTAACTGGTACCCCAATGAACGATCGAGACATCCGGACTTGGATTCATGATCACGAAGTCTGCACCCTGGATGTAGTCCGACCTACCTGGACTGATCCCAGCCCTAATGACGTTGGTCACCAAGGGGTTGGGGAGGTAGTCGAAAGTGTCCTGCCACGTATTGGAGAAATAGTTGACCACAACAGTAGCCCCTGGAGGGGGTGCTATCGCCAAAGTCACAATGCCGTTGGTTCCGTCGAGAGCAGTCGGAATTACCTGGACGTTATTGACCTTAACCACAACCTTCGAGGTGTCAGTGGTCGTGATGCCGCCGGAAGAACCATCCACAACCGGTCGCTGAAATACTCTGAACTGAGTATTGCCACTCACCAGTTGACCCGCACTGAGTCCAAGAATCCCGTTGGCATTACCCGAACCAATCAGAATCGAAGATGATGAGGTGAACTGGAGGTGGTTCTGCCCTAGGTTATCGGTGAACACCCCTGCAACACCGATCCCGAGAACCGGATCAATCTGAGTCTTGAGGCTCGCCGCGGTAGCAGCAGCTGCCGGCAGGAAGATGACGGTCTTCTGTACACCACCATCTAGGGTAATCTGCAGAGTATCATTGGAGCCAGCCACGATTGCGAAGTTCTCAAACCCAGGCGTAATCAGAATGGGTGGGGTCGAGGAAACCTGACTTGACAGGTCGTCCGTGAATGCCGTGTCTGCACGGTGGAAGAAGTAGGTTACCCGAACAGTATCCATGGGTTGAGTTGGGATCTGTAGAGTGACCAACCCCGTGTTCCCAATCAGGGCCCCAAGGGCAACTGGGGAACCATTAACGGTAACACTGATGGTTCGAACATCATTAGTGATTCGTCCAAAACCCTCACCGTCAACAACCGGGAAGTTCCTGACCTTGAACTGTACTCGGCTGCCATCCTGAACACCAAGAATCGGGTTGCTTGGGTTGGTATTGTCAACAATCCATTGAACACTTACGTCCTCGTTGATGATCTGCTCATCAAGAGTTGAAGAAGAACCCCTAACCATCTCGAGGTCGTCTTGCTCAAGCTCTTCTTGACCAACTCCAATGATGGCCGGGATGCGCAGACCTGCTACTAGAGCAGCCACATTCGCATCGGTCAACGTGCGGGAGTAAACACCTGGCGGAACATATGTTGAGAAGGGGCCCATCGACATAAACTAATCTCCTGGCTAACAAACAACGGATCTACATCTAGGGTCTGGTCTAATTTGATTTGGGTTTTGGAGATTTAGGGTCTTAGTTTCTACTTCCGATCCGATCTATCAGTCTGGGCCTACAAGGCAGTCTCACTTTTTGAAGTGGTAGGTTGCCTTTTTCGAGTTAATGAAGTTACAAGTGAAGTATTGAGCTCGCACCGAATATTAGAGAAACTTCGGATCAGCTCTTAGGAAAAGGCCTACTAATGGCCGACTTTCACTTCAGGTTGCCTCTCAACTTTCACAGCGTAATCAACAAGTCTCCCTCTTGCTTCTCTTTCCGGAGGGCTCATTGTCGAATAATCAACATAACCCTCACCATCTATCCTAGAGATGGCTTGATTTCCCCCTACTCTACGTACTTCCTTTTTGACCAAGTCTCGATTCCTATAGGTATTCCAACGTTCCTCGGCACTACGTCCCACAACCTTATCAGCTGTAGGATAATCCTGGTCATGAACCCCTGAGTTAGCCGGCGCCGAACCCCCAGGTGCGAAGCCAAACCCGAACCCAGTCCCAGAGAATAATCTAGGAGCTTCATCACCACAGGACGGACATTCGTGGGTTGGGTGCTCCCCCATCTTCAAGGTTCGTTCAAATCTAGTCTTGCACAACTGACATTCGAATGCGTACTTTGGCATCTTAATCTCATTTCATGTAATTTACGTAATTCGTTCGTAGTTTGAATTTCTACCAACAATGATTGGAACCGTTGCGAAGAAAAGTTCCGTTTGGGACACTGGCTGTATCCCAGGCGATCCATCTGGAAGGGTAGCAGCACTGGCCCCACTGATAGTAAAGGGTAGTGGAAGATGTACTTCCCAGTCAGACTGAATCTGAATGCTCATTGAAGCCGTGTAATAGAAGGTATCAGCCACCTCATCATAGGCTTCTTCGGCCTCGCCTCCGATTGACACCTCTGTAACCTCTATGCCTTCGAAGGATAGGTTGGGACGCTTCTCATGCCAGAGAGACATGAGGGCATAATCAGCCATCTCCTCCATTTGCATGGGATCTTGAGCTATCACATCAATGTCGAACGAGACTTCGAACTTACCACCATGTGCAGTTGCTGTATCTACACGATCATCATAGACAACAACACCAATCTTGTCCCCTTTCTTACCTCGCTTACCAAAGGCCAAGATGACCCCAGGAAGAGTCTTCCAATCCGCCGTGTTCCACTTCCACTCAAGGGGGCCAATTGAGTCAACTGGATACCGATAATCAGAAGTCAGGATAGCCCCTGGGATCAGATTAACAAGGATCGTTACCTCGCGAGTTGTGTAGTTTACTGTGTAATCCTTGCCTTCGTAGAGTGGGATCTTGCGGTTCAGCCAAATATGTAAGGTTCCTTGAACAGGAACTTGTTGAAGATGGGCTGAGGTTTCAACTCCGGATACGATCTGAAGTAGGGGCTCGTCAGTAACCGTCAGCAGGGGATCTATAATGAAGTGTCCAACCTCATTGGGGTTAGTTGGAGCGTCCAGACACTCTAAATAGTAGACCCCCGCGGGGATCGGCATCGAACCCCCGTTCTCTTTAACAGTGTTGAAGTCCTCCTTGACCCACTCCAATAGGTAGGAGGGTGTGTCCAAGTAGGACAACATCACATGGCTCTCAACAGTCCCTAGTAAGTTCTGAGGTGAGAGCTTGATGTTGTTGGCTGATGACCCTTTAACAACGATTCCGAATTGAGGGCGCTCATCGAAGGCATATTTATTCTGCACAAAAGGAACTACCTTCTCGTACACTGGGTGCCGAGAAAAACTCTCCTGCAGCTCAAGGATAAGCCTTCGCTTTAGGGCTGAAAGTAAATAATAGTAGATGACTAACCAACTTTCTAGTCTGCTTCGTATTCGTGATTTGCAAGAACCAGAAGTCCCTCTGCGACAGATTTCAATGGATCCTTTGCTTGCCTGATCTCAGAGATTCTAACCGGGAAGCCCTTGGACTTCACCTTCTCGAACTCTTCTCGGAATACGTCCATGAACCCGTTGGCTAAGGTTGTACCCCCAGACACAACAAGAGGAATGGGACTCATCAAATCAGCACCGCTCTGCTCTTTGCGGATTTTCTTGGCAATATCCTCCAAGCAGTTATGAATCAGAGTCCTTACATAGAGAGCAATGGCTTCAGCTTCCGAGTTATCCTTGGGGGGATCTGAGAGCTTGAACTCACCACGTTCTTTGAGCGCACACATTCTGGAAGCCGTTGACCCTACAGCTTTGGCTGAATGATTGTCGATCCAGTCCCCGCCTCCACGAGCAATCGAGAAACTCATACCCATCATGGCCTGAAGTGACAAGGCTACATTGCATAGACCTGCACCAAAGGACATAGCTAGTCCAGAAAAACCAGAATCCTCACATTGGGAGTAAACAATAGCCATGGCCTCATTCATCGGATGAGCCGTATACTTGTGCTCTTCAATGATTCTTCGGAAAACTTCGGTGTGGAATCCGATGTCATGATCCGGAAGGTCGATGGGCTCTGCGGGCACACTATAATAGCAGTGCTCACCTACCTCCTTGGCCTCACCCAGAATTGAGTAGAGCAGCCAAGCTAGAACTTCCTGGGACTTGAGCTCACCCGGAGCCAACAAACCTCTGGAAAGCGGGCGGCGAACCTCTCTCTTGAAAAGGTTTGCCATCTGTAAGGCAGACTCCCCAAGAACCACGAGCTGGTCACCCAACTCTAGAAAGTCCACTTGACTCAATTTCAGAGTCTTTTTGGACTCTACCTCGAGGTCAAGGAAAGCATCCCTAACCAATGTGGTGTTAACCTGAGTACCATCGTGCCTTGCGCAGACAAAGTTCATCGTACCAATGTCTATGCCTACGCCTAGCTTGCCCTTTAACTCATCCGATCCATTTGACATATGATTCTACCTTTTCATCTGTTATTTTCTGATTTTGACTCAGGCCTTCCAGGGGTCGGCCATGAGTCTCTGTTGGAGAAGATAAGTATGGGACTCATGCTTATCTTCGATTCCTGCAATAAGGTTGTCAGTCCCCCGCGTAAGCTCTCCGTGCTCTTTCATCTCGTGAACGATTACAGCCAAGCACTTGAGAAAGGCCTTCTCAGCCTTCAGACTTGATTCTACGTAAGCATGGGCAACCGAGGGTTCACCAACGGTCTCACCTTCGCAGAATAGCTTCACGATGTGGTGCACAACAGCAGCTTGCATCGTCGGAAGAATCTTCTCCATGGGGCAGCCGAGGCCAACTGCTCTCTCGGCAACCTGGTCAACCTCTTCCACGGTTTCATTGTAGAGCCGTTCGAAAAGAAGATGATCCGCATAATAAGTATCACCATGAGTCAGCCAATGGTGACTCTGGTGAATCATGGTGAGAGCTCGCAAAAACGCTAAGGCCGTAGGAAGGCTAAATCCTGGGCCGTGAGCTAACTTGGCTGCAATGTCTTGACCGGTTTTGACTGAAGCTGACTTGTCCATGCGAACCTTCATTCCGGGCAGATAGGGAGGCCCATGAAAGAATGGGTTGTAAGAAGAGGGATCTTGCCAGATAACGAACGTTGCATCATCTGGTGGAGTCTCGGTAGGACTTACGCCTGGGTGGTCAGGCTTGGGAGCGAAGGCACCGGAGTCGGTCATGTCAGTCTTTCTTCCATTTGCTTGGCGATGGTAAACGCCAACTCACCAAGGGTTTTGATCTTGGGGTAGATCTTCTGCATGACAACTTCAGGATCAGCAGTGTGACCCGCCCCTGCTCGTTGATAACCAGCTGAAGCCCTTTGAGCAGCCTCGATTCCTTCAAGAAGGCCTTTCCAAGTCTTCTCCAACATCTCAATGGCAGGGTGCTTGTCACCCTCCTTAATGAACTCCTCAGCTACCTCAACATAGTCCCGAGCCTTAGCTGACTTGAACCAAGTGTGAGGTGCTAAGGTGTTCTTCGGAATGGACTTCTTCATATAACGAAGAATTTCCTGGTCGTTTGCAACCTGAGGACGACTCTCGTCTACAACGATCTTGCCGTCTTCCCACTTGGCAAAGTTCTTGCCACCTATGCCATTCTTCTCGAGAATCTTACCGTCAGTGGTCAACATCCCACCGTCAGCTGGCTTCTTCTCGTAGAAGGCGTCGACAACCTTCTTCTCTGCATTGGTCAAAGCCGCAACTACTTCAGTAGCGGCTAACTTCTGAAGCGCATGGGTTCTCTCAAGCCCACCTGGCTCCTTGAGGCGTTCAATGAGCTCTTCTTGCCCCATCCCCTCTGCTCGAAGGATGGCCGCGTCTGCCGGGTTGTAGCCCTTAGCTGCTAAAAGATCCTCAACCGCTTGGAGCTCGCGAGCTTCGTAGTCAGCTTCCGGATCCCTCAATTCCATCCCAACTTCACTGATGGTGACTCTGAGAGGCTTAGGAGAAAAGCTCTTCCCAGTTACTGGAGATTTTATAGTTCCTCGTACATGCTCTGCAAGGTAGAACTTATTTCCCTCAGGATCTGTGTACTCCCAGAGGGCATTCGATGGATTTGAGTCCAATCTGAGTTCCTTGGCAACATCAGGTAAGCTAACCCGAGTTGCTTTCGCCGCAAAGGTCTTACCCGTAGTGGGGGATCTCAGGGTACCGACTCTCTTCTCCGTCAAGTAGAAGATGCCGCCGATGTCATCCTTGTACCGCCAAAGTACCGCCAAAGCGGCGGTCTTCTCAGCCTTATTGATTTCCCCAAAGTTCATCTTCTCAGCCTTGGGGGTGAAGCTCCGGCCTGTATGAGGGGACTTGAGGGTTCCAGTTACCCTCTCTGGCAGAAAGAACGTGCCGCCGTCACCGTCAGTGTACTTCCACAAGGTCATCCTCCTTCAACTCCTTGCCTACGTCGGAAAGTGAGGATCGCTCAGGCTTGGCAGTGAATGACTTGCCAGTATGTGGGGATTTCAGAGTCCCAACCTTCTTCTCAGACAGGTAGAAGTCCTTGCCATCCTCATCCGTATACTTCCAAAGCACCGTGGCCGAAGTCCTATCCAGGAGGGAGGCGGCTCGTGCTAAGAGTGCTTGTTTGGGATCAATCATTGTGGACATTCAACCTCTCCGTAACTAGAAGATCGAAAGAACTTTAACCACCCTTCTTTCGAACTTTGCTCAAAGCCTTCGAGGCTGAAGCCACTGAAGCCCCATCTGACTGACTTTCCTTCAAGGACAGCCTACCGCGATTGGATTGATCCCCCATAACCTTAGAAGGAATGAATACCGGGGCTGAGTCGTCAACTACTCCACCCTGTATTTCAGTGGGAGACTTAGTAACCACCTGGACTGTTTGGATGGGTAACTTTTCGATAAGCCCAATTATTGTATCCAACTTATCGGTTCCAGTATCTGGCTTCGCGTTCTCATTCCTCAAACGAGCATTTTCAGCTTGTAGCTTCCCAAGCTTGGCCTCGAAATCAAGACGGGTATTTGTGGATTCAGCTTGAATCCTTGCTAACTCAGTTTGTAGGTCGGTCTGAGAATCCTGAGCGACTACGGGTTCAGGAACCGGCTTAGATTCAACTACAGGCTCAGGTTCGGAAACAACAGGATCTGGCTTTGAGGGCAGCCTAGTGTGTACGAATATGCGACCTTGTCCTACGCACACCCAGAGATCCTTTGAGGCATAAGCCTTATTCCCTGGTATTGTAATAGCCACCTTGTGGGGGACATTGTAACCAATGTCAATAACTGGAACACACTCCGAAATACCACTAACTACTACATCTCCTGGATTCATTTTCATACTCTTTGTTTATCGCTTAGACGCACTAACCACACCGGCTACCATTTTCCTTACTTCTTGAACGATAGCTTTTCGAATCTGTTCCTTGGCTTCTTTCTTAGCCTTGGAGACAAAGTCGTAAGGCGGGCGGCCCGGGTGAATCCACTTGCCATCTTTCATAGACTTGATAGTGGCAGTTCGAAAGATCAACTCCCCTGTCTCAGTAATAATTGGAATGGGAGCCCGTGCCTTAGTCAACCATCGCATCTGACCCTTACGCTGCCCACGCATCAGTTGAATGAAAGCTGGATGTGTCGAGTAGAACGTAAGCGAGGAGGGCCCTTGTTCAACTTTCAGAGACTTGGACAGGGCTTTCTTAGCTCTATCCGAAAAGGTCGATTGGACAAGTTTCTGCCGCAATCGAGTTAGAACACTGAATTTAATTCGATTGAGTGCCTTATCCGGACTCGTATCGAGATCCTTGAGAAAGGGCTTACCGTAAATGGTACTAAGACGATCCATAGTTAACTTCAGTAAGTCGTGTTAGCCCACGCTAGGGTTCTACCCCGAAGTTGTCGCTCTTCAGGAATATTAGGCTTGTCTGTAATGTCCTCTGAGGCCTCGAATTCTGGACCCTGAGGAGCAAACTGAGTAGAAACAAATTTAATTGGGTCTGTAACAGGAACTTTGTAGCGAATGTCCTTGTCGTCAAATGACCCGATGGTGAAGTGTTGTTGTAGTAAAACGCCTCTGTTGGTAGGCATTCTTACGGGGCCGATACTGTACCGGTCACCATTGATCTTCATTATGAAGTCTTTGTGAGCTAAAAGAGGTTGAGGGCCCGTCCATACCTCGTAACTATGCTCGGTTGTTCGACCTATGTCCCTCTGAGACAGCTTCACCTCGGCATCATCCGGGCCAATGATGATCTCATAGGGGCCCTCATAGCCACCAAGTATAGATGTGCCAAAACAGAACAAACAATCAGACAACGGCTGTTTGTGAGTCTGATCAATGCATAGGCAGGGTAACCCCACAACTTTGCGCAAATAGACCCTGACTCGCTCCCCACCCTGCTCCAGAATCCACCGGTTCCTCCTGATAGCCTCCCTCCAGATGTAATCCAACTTCTCAATTTCGAAGGTGTTGGTCGCTGCCGCCGCCTCGAGAGGGGTCTCAACAAGATTGTCAGGGTTGAGTTCATCCCAAGTACGGCTCACCGGGATCCCCACCGTAGTGACTCGATAAAAGATACGCTGGGAGAGATCAGTTTTGAGGAAGTCCTTGGTATACCGATAGGCACAAGTTACACGACTATGAGCAGTAGGAACTACCGGGAGAATCCTCTGTTGATGCACCGTATCCGTGTAGATATTAGCATCAATCTCAATCTCACCTGTTTGACCATTTACCGCAGAAACCCTTGCTTGAACCCCATCCACGAAGACTAGTACATCAGTCGGGTTTTTTGTAGGAATCCCTCGAGATGCCTCACCTACAATTGGAAAGTGGAGGGTTCTGAACACATACCTGGGGCCATCAAGTCCAGTGCTGGCGGTTCCAAATAGAATGAACTGATTAGTGACATCCTCATCGGGAACCAACTCGTTATCCGTCTGATCACGCCAAAATGTGGCCCCCACAGGTAGTTCAGTGATCCTGTGGTAGGGGCCAAATTCTGAGTCGAAACTACGGTAAACATTGACCCCAAGGATCTTGAAGCGACTGTTCAAAGTAAGGTACGAGGGGTCATCCCAACGAAGGTCAATGACCCCTCGAGTCCCATCAAGCATGAACAAATTCAACGGGGGAGCAGGCCACGGAAGCTTGTTCATTTCAACAAGCTGGGGGTTTCTGTCTCGGTTGCTTACATCCGCCATGGCGAGTCCTCACAAGAGGCGCCTAATAAAGGGATCAACCCTTGAGACGGGTCCCCTACAGGATTGGTCAGGCTGTGGCTGTTTCAGGTGCAGCTTGAGCTTGATTCTGCATGAGAGCAGCTTGAGCTTGGGCTGCCGCTTGCTGATTAAAGGCTTCCATAGCCTCCTCAAGCGGCTTCATAACCCCAGTCTTAGCGTCAATCTCCACAGGGTAATTCGGAGGAAGACCCCTGGCTAGTAGAACCCCCTCAAACATCCTCTGTCGCTCGATGTCAATATTCTGTGCCGCTCGCAGAAGCTTCACCTTCTCCTGCTCAATACCAAGGAGGTTGTCGGCAACTTGAAGCCTTGAAGCTTGAAGCTGCTGGAACTTCCTTAATGTCTCAGCATCAACTGGGTCAGAGAGAGTTAATTTTGGCTGATTTGATTCGTTCTGGTCACTCATCTGAGTTGTCTCCGTGAAATTGGAACTACATGCATTAGTGAACTGATGATAAAAGGATCAATCAGGGCACCCTGCACAACCTCTTCTAATAACGTAAGATAGAGATGGCCCACTGTCGGGAATTAGATAGAGCATACCGTGCGAAAAGCTGGCTTTTATGATTCTTGCGCCACGCTTTTTGAATGTGTCGGTGCCCTCTGTGATAGCCGTAAAACATTTCCCAAGATCATCTTGGGTCAATACATCGTTACACTCGAAGGGGACTCCAAACACAGTCTAAGGGGTTACACCGAGGAATGCTCTAATCCGCTCCTTGGTTTCAACAGGAGTCTTTTTAACCTCTGACTCCCATACTACTAAGCACTCGATTCCAATCCCTGCAAAAGCAGATACTAACTCAGACTCATGCTCGAAGTTACCTCGTCCCGTGAACATACGCGAGTGCCAAAAGTCTCCAAACAACTCAACTACTTTAGTGACACCTCTCTTGGGGTTCTCTGAATCTTGTCCGGGGAGGATGAAATCTGGGTTCTTATGGTGCCCTAGAAGAGGAAGCCATCTCCAAAAGGTTCCAGAGCCCGTATAGAGGAGTTCAGGTGCCATAGCCTGAAGAAGTCGCTCCGGAAGATTTGGCCCGGGTCGTGAAATCTTCTCCAATTGAGCTCTAGCGTACTCTCGATTCATCATCGGATGTGGAAAACCGTAATTCACAATATTGGTTTGACGAGCCTTTTCCTTCACCTCCTCAATCATAATAGCTTTGGATTGAAAAACACAGTCAACACCATACTGATCCTGAACTGTGGCTACAAGCTTTGAATAAACCTCAGGGCTTTGAAGGGGGTGATCTACTCCGTACTTCTCTTGACAGGTTGTACGGCGCTTCTCTAAGAACTCAACCAGCAATAGTGGGTGAGTTGCCCCGTAGCGACGAACAAAGGTGGCAACAGTTTTATCCCAGAAGCCCTCTATTTGAGAGGGGTGATCTACTCCGTACTTCTCTTGAAGTGTGGCTCTGATGACCGCCCTACCCTCTTCAGACGCAAAGTAGTGGCTACCGTAAGTTTCTAGTTGAGTCTTGAGTTGACGAGCTTTAATGTCCGGGTGTTGGCAAGTCCACTCAACACCCCAACGTTCGAGGTTAGTTTGGCGAGCCCGTTCAATTACCTCAGGAGAGTTAGCAGGGTTCTCGAACCCGTAACGAACTAAGTTGGTAGTTTTACTCTTCTCTCGGATAATTGGCGAAGCAAGAAGCTCCCCCCCGTACCTGTCCAAATTGGTAGCTTTAGTTCTTTCTCGAATCTCCGGTACTTGCTGAGGGTTCTCAGCCCCGTAGCGCTCGAGATTGACTATGCGAATCTTCTCTTGAACCTCAGTCCACGCAAACGGATTGTCAGCCCCCTTAAGGATCGGCCTCTTCCCATCTAGGGAACCTTGAACTTTATCGAAGATCGATGACTCACGACAGAACACATTCTCAGCCCCATATCGATCTAAAAGAGTGTCCTTCCGTTTTTCCTCGGCCTCTTGAATCTGTCTAGGATTGGTAACCCCTACTCCGTGATTCTTCTGAAGAGTAGCGGCTAATCGATCCATCTGGATCTCACCACGATCCCGATCCTTCCAGGTAGCACACTGAGACCTATGCCTCTTCATCTGAGTCAATGAGGTTGACTCATGACCGCACAAACAAGGCAGAGGTTTGTTCGAGATCCCTTCTGCAACCCACCCAGCGCATGTAGCCTTATGCCGAGAGTTGATGGAATCGGACTTTGGGAAATGAACTTTGCAGTAGGGGCAAGTAATGGCCATAGACTTGACTCTACACCACAATGTAGTAAAGTCAATTAGTTATAGAAAACTTATATCCCCAGGAATTTTGCTGGGGCGAGAACACCCCTACCAACATACGGCCCGAAGGACGACCTAATACCGGCCCCATACCTGGGCTGCTGCAAACCACGAATGATCTTCACGGTAGCCTTTGCTCGTTCCAGCTGGGCAGTGAATTGATCAATCAAACTCTGCTTCATAGACTCATACTTGCTAGATTTCTCTAGATTCAAGCTAACACCACCAATTGAGTAGTCGAACTCATCGGCAATCCAATTGTTCTGAAGCATCTGGATCGCCCATTGCAGGGCTGCAGTGATGAGGAGGGTTCTCCACTCCCTCTTGAACATCATCATATGGTCGACATTTTCGAACCATGTCCGAGGTGGCGCCGCAATGACCATGTCAAGACCCTCTTCCAGACAGTCGAGTAGCTCCTGATCCTCCCAGATGTAACCGAACACACGGCTGAATTGATCTACAGTTCCTTCATGCGCCGGTGGTCTAAACTTGTAGTTCTTGTCAGGGTTGTTGTCCCTGAGCTGAATCCTCATTCTCCGGATGAGGTCAATCTGTATGTCAGTGAAACAAGTGGGTGCGGTGGTTTCCCTATCCTGAACTTCGAACTCTTGTAGAGCCGTCTGGATGGGTCCACCGAGCATCTCACGAATCGTCCACCTGGCCCTGTAAGAACCAATGTTGGCATCCAAGGGGACGACTATATTGGCGAAATACTCACCTACCGAGGCATTCACTGGAGTTCTTCTCTGGGGGCCGACTAGTACCTCGAGCCCTGTCGTATTGTCGTAGAGGGCGTAGGTGATCTCAGCCGCATTGACTGGATGTCCGGAAGAATTAGTCAGAAAGACGTTCAAGTCCTTCCTACCTAGCTGCTGCCCTCGAAGGAATAGAGTTCCCATATGTTACAACCTTCTCCGACCGCCACAACGACAATCCCTATCCCTGTCCCAACCCCATTGATTCTCCAACCATTCGTGTTCTCGCCTCTCATGCTCATGTCCAAGATGGTGGTGTCGAGGACAGAACTCAGCTGTATTGAAGACCTCGAACCCAAACCGATCAGCTTGTAGGGGCCCGTCAAGGTACTCTTGGATTGTCCACTCTACGAACCATTGACCTGGTTGGCCACCCTCGCCGGCACACCCAGTCCCATAATATTCCCCGATGTCAGCCTGAACTGGAATTCTGTCACAGGGCCATATTTTGGTCAGGTGATCTTGGCGGTGTTGCCCATCAGTATTATGAAGCTTAGGTTGAAAAAGAATGGTGTAGGTGACCTTAAATGGACTGAATGGGCTCCCAACAGCGTCCATTATGTAGATGGGGAGATCACCGCGTTGGAACACATGACCCCACTTAAATACGCCGGGACTTGATCTAAGTATCACAGGTACTACCTCCCGCGCCAACAAATGAAACCTTCAACCCACCTCCAGGTGGGACCACACCTGTACCAGATCCTACGTCATAATCCTGAGCAAGAACCTGAAGGCCTGCTGGATAGGAAAGGATAAGCCTCCAATACCCAGTCGCATTGGGTCTCCACCTGATTCCATAACCATCCCCAACTAGAGGGTCAAAGTACACATGACCCGAAGCCACCATACTCTCGGTTATTCCCGCTCCTGATACCAAGGGCCATGCTTGAAGGTCGTTGTCGTGGTATACTTCCAAGACAAGCTGAGAGGGGGTCAGACCCAAAGCTCGAGTAAATCCATCTGGCCCAAAGAAGTCAGCCTGGTCAAACACGACCAGGTTATTGGATACAAGCCGGCCTCTCGTGGTAGGCATCTCAAACCCCTATTCTAAAAAATGTTTCGTAACTAGGGTCAGAGATCAAACTACCTTTTGAAAAATGAGGTGCTTAGCCCAGTGGATGGGTTGAGGGATACCTTCTGAATTACGTCATAAGATAGTGAGACTGCTTGGTCATATGATCTGTAGGTAAGGATAATTCTCCACAAACCAATCACATTTGGAAAGAACCTCACATTGTAGAAACCAGGGGCAAATTCAGTCCAGTAAACGCTACCGGCAGTGACCCGCACATCTGGTATCCCAGCCCCTGAGACTAATGGCCAGGAAATCTGTTCATTATTGAAAATAAGTTGAAGCTGAAGATCAGTGACTGGGACTTCCCTGACCCGAGTTCTTCCGTCACCCAAGAACAGATCGACATCGTCGAGAATCATCCTGCCAGCGGAGACTACTCTGGCAGGAGGTTGATATCGAATAGGTGCCTCATACCCACCAAGCTCTAAAGTAGCAACTGGGACGAAGGTTGACGTCCCTGCCAGGTGGGCGGAGATGTTATGTAGTTGTACCCCGGCTATCGAAGATGATCCTACTAAGTGAGCAGTAATATTATAGGTTAACGCCCCTACTATTGAGGAGTCACCTGACAGGATTGTATCAATATCAGTAGTCACTATTTTCGACCCCTACTAGGGTTACGACTGGTAACTCAGGGTCAGGATTCTGTGACTACCAAAGCTCCAATTGCAAAGGAGACCTGATCACCGGCGCCAACAGTCTTGGGGGTGGTCAGAGGCCCTTGGTAGAGCATTCCAGAGGCTGTTGCTACCGTGTCACAGATACCAACCCAACCGATAGGCGCCCCACCATACCCAGCTGTGGAAACAGCATAGGTGATGGCTAGGAGGTTTGCTACCGAGCTTCCAGCACCAATGAGACCCCAGGTAATGGCCTGACGAGCATAGTCTGTAACACCGGCACCCGTGGGGACTTCACCAGCGAATAGTCCGGCAACTGTCGGGTTTGTAGTAAACAAAGCAGCATAGACTGTTGCTGGGAAAGAGTAGGCGAGCTCAGCATTGTTCTTGAGAACCCGATCCAGAACCCTGCCAGCCAAGAATGTAGTTTTCGCGGCCATCGTAAATCTCCTGTCCCTAGTTACCTTGGTACAAACGGTTTTCTTGGTGGATTAGTAGACACCACCATCTTTTGACTCGTGGGGGTCTTAGAAGCAGACCTACCAGGACTCAATGCATCAATGAATTGTTGGAGGGTTGCAGCAGAGTTAGCTGCCGGAGCTTTTGGTGCTGGACGTATCGCCCCAACCCATGTTTCAAAAGCATCCAGTAGAGATGAACCTGACAGGGTTGCAGCAACAGCTTGAACAGTCATACTCTGACCCTACATTCAACCTAACTCATCGAATCAATGAATTGTTGAAGTGGGACTAAGCCGCGAGAGCTATGTCAGGAATCGTAGACTTGATGAACTTGACCATCACGAATCTTGTGCAAGTCTTAAGGACTATCATACAAAAGTCCCATAATTATCCTTGCATATGACAAATCGACTTGAGGCTCTTAATCGCATTTGCATAGGGTTGAGCTGGAACCTTGGATGTATTATTGAACCACCCGGTTTTCAACTCATCTATGTTCGCAATGGAGGTATCGAAGACAAAGAAAACTCGGTTGTTTTCCCTGTCCGTCCGCATCATCTCCACCCCTGCAGTTTGGAGGTAAGCCGCAAAGTACAAGTCCGGAGTCCGAAACTCCTTCGCGCCGTTTCCCTTTGTTGTCATTCAGTCCTCATCTAAATCTGGGTATAATTGAGTGGTAGAGTGTGATCTGGATCTGGTTTTACATCTAGGCGGCCCCCCTGATTAGGGGGGCCGAGTAACAGAGACTTGGGTTATACGCAGACTAGTGACCTAGATAACAGGTCGTTCACTTGGACCCGAACCTGAGTCGAAGTGGCTGCAATTGCACCATACGTATTTGACGTTGTCGGGCCAAGAACGACAGGAGCGGGGATGTCAATATCAGTTGCGGTAATGGATCCGCCACCGGCTATGATTTGCTCCTGAGTGATTGTCTTGGCACCCTTGCCCAATAGGATTACACTTGTCTCATACAGACCGTAACCCGTGAAGTCGCATCCACCAATGGAGAACGACAGGGCATTGGTTCCAACAACAGCGTTGGGGGCCAGAGTGGTGCTGTGAAAGTAGGTTCCACCGAAGTTGGTTCCACCGGTATCCACACCGACCAAAATATTGTCAGCACTTGATCCGGTTATCATGTCACCGGCACCTACTGGACGTGCCCAGGCTCCAGCAGCAGTAATCCAGATACCATTCTGAACCGGGTTGGTTTGACCCGTCAGGAGGATTCGGTTGGTGCTGGTAAGAACACCATCGATAGTCTGCTCACCTGTCAGGGCTAAGTTATGGGTAGCTACCACATGAACGGCTGCCACACCTGTTTGGGGTAACCCAGTGATGCGAAGAGCACCGGCACCAGGAGTGTTCACGGCTGCCTTGGTGAGCCAGGGGGTATTCACTGAGAAGAAGGTGTGCCCATCATCACTGATTGCAACGATGGCTTGTCCTGAAATGAATGGGGTCTGAGTCCCTTGTCCAAGGTTACCACGGTGGGTGTCCGGGTTGAAAGTGGGTGCTAGGTATCCGTGGATGTTTCCATTCAGGAAGCTCTTCTTGACCACATCGGTTTCCACGAAGTGATGGGCTAGGAGCTCTTGAAGAGCTTTCACCTGTGCAGCTGTGGCACCACTGAGGCCAGCATCAGCACCCTTAATGGTTGCTGATGTGATATCGTAGATCCCGAGAGCCCCACCAGTATAGGTAGGTACGGTAGCCGCTATTAGAGTAGCGGCCATTGTTGGCCCACTCACTGTAATGGTTGGGCCAGGTAGGGCAGCTTGAGCTACTAGGTACTTTTGAATCGCAACTGGGTCAGGAGGAGAAAGGTACCGATCCTGTCCGCGTGGGGATTCAACTGAAGCATCTGCGGTGGACTTAGGCTCCGCGTCCGCAAGGAAAATAGACTTTTCGAGATCCCGACGAATGACTGCAATGAACATAAAAGTGTCCTCCTGAAAGACTACGCGGACTGTAACTTGCCTCTTGCTTGATCAATTCTCAAAAACCGAAGAATTTGACCGTAATGAGTGTAAAACTCAGATACAGCCTGTCCAAAAGCTAGTTGATTGGACAGGCGAACGAACTTTGCACGTCTAATGATGAACTGAAGTCGACGTATATGCGTTTGATAAATACTACCTCGTTCGAGTTTTTTGATCTCGTCCTCGTTAGCTTTTATTGCCGCGTAGCGCCGATTCATATCCTTCAATAGCTCTTGAGTTTGAATCTGAAAGAAGAGGTTTTTGGGTCTCCAAACATTATCCAGTTTTTGGAAGGAATCAGTCTCCTTATCCAGAACTTGGTTTAAGCTAGGTTGACCCTCCACTGGAGCTCATTAGATGGTTGCCGGAGTCAGGGTGACCAGACTGTTGGCGTGTACCAAAACCGTATCCCCTGTTGTCAACCCAGCCGGATATCCAGTAGTAGTTGCTGTTGGGATAACAATTGTGGTGTCTGAAATAGACCCATGAGCCAAGATATTGGCTGCAGTCATAGTACCAACATGACCTGTTGTGGTGACTGAGGTGAGGTTTGGCAGGATTGAAAGGAAACCAGTACCAACAAGGGTGAGATTTCCCCCACCAATTACAGCGGTCGCAATTGTTGGAGCTGTGTTTGTTACTGCGATTGCATGAGGAGCAGTTGTCTGATTGTCAGCCGTGACTGTAATCGTGGTTGTTCCGATTATCATGCTTGTTGGGATAAGAGACTTAGGAATGATAATCGAGGTATCTGTGAAGGTCCCACCAGCCCCTGTGATTTGAGTCTTGGTGATAACTGTTGTCCCAATCTTCACCGAGGAGATGTCCGGGGCAAGAGAGAGGGCATTGGTTACCACCATTGTTAGAGCATCAACCCCATCACCAGCTGCCATATTCGCAGAGGTAATCGTTGGGGCTGCCACATCAGCCGCAGTGAAGGAGGTCACTGTAATGAGGGCCGAGGGGGTCTTGGTAGCCAACCCGTGAATGACCCCTCGGTCTTGGCTGATGAGAACCCTGTCCGTCTCCGCTACGTCAATGTACCCTGCAACTGTACTTGAGTAGGTCGGTGGGTTATTGGAAAGTATCTTCCAGAAGGGGATGTAACACTTCTGCTTTGGGTTATTCACTCCAGGCTTGGTGCTGCGGTCGTGACCTCCCAAGGAATTCCCATCCCTTATGTACTTGTCCTTATCACCAGTCCCCCGTTTTGCTGTCTTGTTCGGGAGTCCGTCGTCAATGTCGTTGACAATAATGCCACCTGTAGAAACTTGTGTATGGGCTAACCTTAGCATCGAGAGACTCCTACTAGTGAACAGGGTATTAGGTAACTACCGAAACAGAACCTATAAGAAGATCATCAGGGTTCGGGGCCCTACCTCAAAAAACCTAGAAGGGGTCCCAGATAAGCGGGTCTTCAAACTTGACTGTTGACCTAAGACTTCTGACGTGAAATCAATCTGAGAATTCGTTATTGAGTTTGGAAATCTCAGAAGTTGGGCCTACTGGGTGACCTACTAATATTAATCATTCGAAGCTCCCAGACTCCTCCCATTGATTAGGTGTAATCGAATGACAACATGACCATTTCAGGAATTAGAGTTCTCATAATCGGTAACCACTTCAACCTACCGTATAATGTGGTACATCTAGACGGTACGCATCGTCTGCTCGAGACAATTGCTACCTTCAGGCCAGATGTTATAGTCACCTCGAACTTCATACCGGGGGGTCTGACCTTATCACCCCACGAGCTTAGAAAACGGTGGATTAACGTTCCTACCGAGGCAACAGTTGATGCAGTTTGTAATAGTGTAGAGAGTTGTTACTCGTTCAACATTTGGACAGAGCATCAATTTTCAAAGGATCACCCGATAGTTTCCGTTTACACCCCTACTCACGACACGGGTGATTACCTTCAGGACACTTTCCAATCACTGCGGAGCCAGACCTACGCCAACTGGGAATGGGTTATTGTAGATGATCACTCCTCCGACAAGACCTGGGCGAGGCTCCAAGAGTTTGCGGCCCAAGACTATCGGATTAGACCCCTTCAGAGTGGAATGCATCTAGGGAAAATAGGTGCACTTAAGGATCTAGCTACTAAACTTTGCCGAGGAAAGTACTTGGTCGAGCTAGATCATGATGACATGCTTACGGATACTGCTCTGGAGGATGTCAAGAATGCCTTTGAGACCAACCCAACTGTTGGTATGGTCTACACGAATAGTGCTTCGTTCTATGAAAACGGTAGTCCTCAAAGATTTAGTGGTGCTCCATGGGAAGATCCGAAGCGCTATAGAGAGGTGGAGTACCACGGCCGTAATTACTTAGAATGCAACAACCCTAATATTTATGACCGTTTCGGGCCTCACTTCACCCAAGTGTTCGGATGGTTCCTAACCGTAGGACCTCACCATATTAGAGCATTCCGAGCTGAGACATTTCGCCAGCTAGGGGGCTACAATCCTGAACTGCCAGTTGCCGACGACTGGGACCTCTACGCCCGATTCTTCTTAGAGTCCCAGTGCTTTCACCTGGACAAGATGCTGTACCTGTACAGGTACAGGGATGCGAACGGGAATGCCACTTTCCAGCGATTACAATCAATCCAAGATCACTTGGCTCTTGCTCGCAACAACTATGCAAATAGGTTTGCTAAGAAGAACGATGAATTACTCGCGAGTTCCAAGCCTGTCGAAAGCCCAAAGCCGATACAGAGCATTTCTACTGAGGCTATCGGTTATGAAGTAGCCAAACACGTGTCCTTTATTGTCCTCGATGCCACTGGTGGGTTGAATGCCGTAGCTTGTCTGAGGAGTTTGAAGACATTCGCACCAGGAACTGAAATCGTACTAGTCGAGAATGGCTGCGATTCCCAAGTGCGATCCCTAGCTGACATAGTTGTAACAAGTCCCGTGAACCTTGGCTTTGCTGCAGGCTGCAACCTCGGAGCGAGTAAGGCAACAAAGCCATATTTATGCTTTATCAACGATGATGCTGAGCTTGTAGACGAGAAAACTCCTCAGCGCCTCCTGGAAAACGTAAAGAATAACCCACAGGGGGATAGTTGGCCGGGTAGTCACCCCCCACGCAGAGATAACGTCATTGCTGGAGTGTACTCAGACAGAGCGAAACCCCCTCAGGGCGATTGGACCCTGGAGACAGTGCCAAGAGCACTAGGGGAGGAGACTCTACCTATGGTAGTTGGGCTATGCATGATGCTGTCCAAAGGCTTATTCGCCTCCCTAGGAGGGTTTGACCCCAGGTTCCTAACCTGGGAGGATGACGATCTGTGCGCCCGAGCTGCCCTTCGTGGGGCGTCCAGCGTGCTTGTCGGAGGCACCTTCGTGCACCACAAGGGCCATCAAACCTTCGAGGCTTTGAAACAAGATCATGTGGCAGTCGAAAATGAGAATCAGAGACTCTTCAGAGTGAAACACCAGAAGATCAAGATCATTGCCATATCCAAGAATGAAGAGAATTGCATTGAAGGATTTTTCAAGCAGTTTGAACCAATTACGAAAGATTGGTACCTGCTAGATACAGGGTCAACTGACAGAACGGTCGAGCTAGCTAAGTCTATTGGAGTTAGAGTGGAGTCAGCTCCGTTCGTTGACTTCGCTACTACTCGTAACCAGGCTCTTCTGCACTTTGACCCAACAGAAACACCAGCAGATGGTAGTTGGGTCATCATGCTAGACCCCGACGAACGCTTGGACAAGCAAACCATTGAAGCTATCCCTGAGCTGATCTTCAACAGGCGTATCGTCTCGCAGAGTGCCTTCGATACTTACCTTGCTCCTTTGACTGCTGTCTACCCAGACGGGAGTCGAAAAGAATTCGTGGCCAAGCCCTTCCTATTTAAAAACAACGCCACCTCCCAATGGGTCTTCAAAGTTCATGAGAAGTGGATCACCAAGGATCACTGCGTTGGTCACGGTCAGTGCGCTAGGGTCACCAACGCACTCATTGAGCATAGGATTGAGTTCCACACGGGCAAGCATCGTGATGGGGCTGAGGACTTGTACTCCAGGTTGATGTCCGAGGAGCCCTATTTCCAAGACCCAGCATACAAGGCTAAGATGCGGGAGGAACACCCCATCCTTGACTATGACCGAACGGATGATCCTAGAATAGCTAAGATACAAGCGGGTCCACTAGTCAGCGTGGTGATCCCCACTTACAAGAGAACAGATCTTTTGAGGAAAGCGGTTCAATCTGCCCTACTCCAATCCTACAAGACCCTGGAAGTCATTATTGTTGGGGACAACTGTCCAGAGCTAGACTCTGCTGCGTTCGGAGAAATCCCATACTCAGAAGAGCCGCGAGTTAGGGTCATCAACTTGAAAGAGAACCATGGGGCTGGTGGGGCCGTACCGAGGAACGTAGCCATCAACCTGGCTGCTGGGCAGTACATCGCCTACCTGGATGACGATAACACCTGGGCGAAGGACCACGTAAGTAACTTGCTGACTACCATCCTGGCGGAGAACACTGTCTGGGGTTGGTCATCGATGATGATCAACGGAGTTGACCTGAAGTTCGACCGGCTTGAGCGAGGTAAGATCGACACTTCGTGTGTTATCCACCACAAGAGCCTGATTCAAAAGCACGGGGGCTGGTTACCTCGCACCGAGGTAAATTACTGGCATGATTACGAATTATTCTCTCGTTGGAGAGAAGAACCAAACACGGTTACCAAGTACCCTTCGGTCAACTACAATGCAAGCTCATCTGGGCAAGCTGAGTTCTTGGCAAACCTGACATCGGATAGCCGAGTTACAGATCTCCCGTTCGACCCCACCACACCCCTGCCTTCGGAACCAAACATATTGACCATCGGTATCCTAAGTTTGGAATCCCGTGCTGAAATGATGAATAAGCTACTCCAAGAGCTGGAGCTTCAAAGAAACAAGCTACCATGCCCTGAATCGGTCAATATTGTACTTAGTGTTGACGATGGTACAGCAACTATTGGTGGAAAGCGCCAAGAAGTAATTGATGAGTGCGTAGGTGACTATGTTTGCTTCGTAGATGATGATGATTGGGTAAGCCCTAACTACCTAGAGTCACTTGTGCGGGCTCTCAGAGGTAAACCCGATTGTGTTACCTTCAAAGGGGTACTCACTACTGACGGGGAAAATCCAGAACCAATTAGATTATCTGCACACTACCCTAGAGAATCCTGGGGTAAGGATGAACAAGGAACTCACCGAAGGACCCCGAATCACTTGTGCCCTATAAAGTTGGAATTAGCCAGGAAAGTTCATTACAAGAATGTTACTTCATACGAAGATTTCCTATGGAGTAAGGAGATCCACCAATTACTCCATAGTCAGTGTCACGTAGATGAAGAACTGTATCTCTATCGGTATAGCCCCTCGGGCTCTGAGGCAGCCAAGAAGGGTCCCAAGCTCATCCCAAACACCTTCTTCCGCCTAGGGCTTGACGGACTCTTCTACGACGCTAGAGACACCGCCTACTCATCAGAAGAGGCTATTGAGATTGTAACCGATCTGAGTTCCGACTCACAAGCTAGATCATTCATTTCTAGGTACCCAGAGATATTCAAAGGGATACTGTAATGGACCCAGCCGGGACTCACCTGCCTGTCCTAAAACACATGGTTGGGGTCACCACTGGGCCTGTTCTGGAGATGGGCATGGGGTACAACAGCACCCCTATTCTTCACGAGTTATGCCAGGATCGCCTACTCGTGTCGCTGGACAGCCAGACCGAGTGGGTCGAAAAGTTTGCAGATCTTAGGTCTCTTTCACACAAAATCCGTACAGTATCAAACTGGGATGATATCGCGCGCTACTTGCAAACTATACTTTGGGATATAGTCCTGATAGATCACTGGCCTTGCGAACGCAGGATCATTGATATGCAACTGCTCAGGCACAACACGAGGTTCATGGTTGTACATGACACGGAACCACGTGTAGCTCATTGCTACAACTACGAACCGACCCTGAGTTTGTTCAGGTATCAATGGGAGTTTCGAGACTTAGAACCGTACACCACCGTAGTCAGTATGACAGATTCGATCCCCATGTATTTTCCGACACAACGTAAGATACGGGAGAACCAAACTACTTTATATCAGCTTCCTCAGACCTTGTTGCCTCCAGTGGTAATAACCAAGGAGGTGCCAGAAACAAATGCTGGCTACTCATGGTTATGCGCTGGAACTTCCGGAACGCCCAAGCTTTCGATACTAATCGCAACTCTGGACTCCAGAGCCAAGGTAAAGGCTAAACTGGTTTCCACCATCAATGCTCAGTGCGATAGATTCCCGGGTGCTGTAGAAGTTATTGAGTCCTCGGACAACGGTGAGTTGATCTTGGGAGACAAGCGTAACCTTCTCTTGGACAAGGCTACCGGGGACTACGTTGTCTTCGTAGATGATGATGACTTGGTAGCTGATACTTACATCGAAGACATAATCACAACCATCGATGAGCATCACCCAGACTGCATCACCTTCAAAGGGGTCATCACCACGGACGGGAGCAACGAGGGGGAGTTCAGGTTCGATATGAACTACCAGCACAACACCTGGGAACAAGATGCCAATGGGGTTCATTTGAGGTGCCCTTCAATTTGGTGTCCCATCAAGTCCAACATTGCGAAGTCTGTTCGGTTCATGCCCATAGACTGCGCAGAAGACAGAGTTTGGGCAATCCAACTCTACCCATTACTGAATACCCAGACCTATATTGACAAGCACCTCTACTTCTACCGCTCAAGCACGACGGATACCGAGGCCCAACGGGAAGAAAAGATCAAGAAGTCTCGGAAGATTATCGATGACTTCCGCTACACGCCGTATATCAGAACTCCAACCCATTAGGGAACTCTGTATCGTAGATCTCTTTGATTCTAGCAAGGTGGGCTGGCATCTGTTCCCCTAAAGCCCATCTCCCATAGTTAAGTGAACTGCAAAAAAAATGATGGGCCCATTGTGAGAACTCGGCATTTGAAACAATCCCGAGCTTCATATCCCAGTCCTGTTTACAATGATGGAGTACTTCGCCAAAGGTATCTGAGAAGATAGGTAAGTCCTTCTCTACCCCATGCAGCCTCTGTCGCTCCCGTCTCAAACCCTCGTCTCGAATGATTACCGGGTAGAGAACCGATGGGTTCTCCATTATCTTGGCATAGAGCCTCCTCGACAGGAGTAGGTGCCACGGTGCCACCCTAGGGATGGAGAGCATGGTCTCGTGGTCTCTGCCGTTGGTGAACTCCTCTGCGACCTCCGGCTCTCTAAAGTAGGTCCCTAGAAGGTCTGCCTCAGGGAACCGGGTCACCAGCTCAGTTAGGAAATCCGCTTTGACCTGAACATCGTTATCCAGGATGAGAACATAGTCGAATCTGTAGTATTTGATCTGTTGAAACAGGCTCTCTATATTCTTAGCATGCATAAGCGAGTAGCGGGCTAGGTTAGCGTGATGTTCAACCCAGTTTATCTCATCGACTAGATGAACTTGCGCAACCCTCCTGAGTTGATCAAGGAAGCCCTTACTGACATCGCCCACGTTGAATGACTTGTGAAGCCCTAGTTGGATATTCAAGTCATGCTGCTGAAAGTGCCTCAATAGAGTCCCCAGGGTCAACTTTAGAATGAAGGCATCACAGTGAGTGGGGATCACTACTGCCAACTTAATACGTTCCATTAGGTACCCCTACACCTCGTGGACGTAGATCTCTGGCCTGATCTCAACGCAGTATGAATTCAAACCATGATGAAACAACTCCTTGACTCGAATATTTGGGTTACTACCAACCCAAAACTCAGCTTTCATTCGTGGATGGATAGCGTGATCTTCAGAGACCACTATGTCCTCGACCTTTGGTAGGGTTCTCAGATAACTAGATCGAGCCCACCAAAAGTTACCGCTGAAGTGTGGGTCCTCTATCTTACCACTGAAGTGGGGTCCAACCCCGTAATACTCGCACCCAGCGGCATCAAACTCATCTAAAGCTTCCAGGCATTCCTTCCACTTTCCAATACAGAAGTATTCCATGTATCTACGCCAGAAGGTCACTATCTCCTTGGTATTGCCCTTCTCTAAGTAGGCAACCCCTTTGGTGTGCATGTACAACACATTGAAGTCCTCGACCAAGGCATGTTCCCTTAGAGCGTTCAAGGTTGGGATCTCCGCCAACCTAATATCAGGGTGGTGAAAGAGAGTCTCAAACTTACTAGGAAGGGCTAGGGGGGCATCTCCGACTACCCCAGAGAATAG